ATGTGCCACGGTTACCGATGGCGGACTTGATCTTCTTAGGATCGTATATGCCAAGGTTCTTTGCGCCAAGCTCATGCGTGTAAAAGGCATCGTGCCCCATCTTCTTAATAGCGTCTTGGATGTCAGGATTTTCCAAAAACTGATAGTTTGTTCGCTTTTCTTTAGCTCTTTTGTGTGAGTTTGATGCATTCAGTAATGCCATCTCCAGTTGTTGTTTTTTAAACCAGTCCATGTTAGCCCACGGTGCAAACTCGCCTTTGACCTTTGGTGGGTTAGCGTTTAGATGGTTCACCAGTGCTTCATAGTGCTCTGGGTTCTCCACATCAAATGGGTTGGTGACCTGCACATGCAGTGGCATCACGTTAGCCCCCTTGGGCATCTTCTCACCAACGCCAAGTGGATCGCCGAAATTCTTATCTGCTTGCTTTCTTTCAGCAAACTTGTTAGCCACGTTGGGGATAGAGGACACATAAACTGCGTCTGGCCCACCATAGGCTTGCACTTTGCTTGGCTTGAAATTCTTGATGTTGCCTCTGGTGCCGTGATACATCACACCCTTCTCTACGCTAGGCTCCAAGAACTTCTTCTTACCGTTCATCAACTCTAGGCGCATCCTGTCCATGTCTATCACGCCACCCTTGGCTTTGGGTTGGGCGCGCTTTTTAAGAAAAGCTTCTAAAAGTCTTTCGTAATTCTTATCACTGCTGACGTTTTCTGGGTCAAACTCGCCAGCGTTGATGTCACCTAATGCTTTGCTTGGATCAAATGGTATAGGTTGAGGAGCCATGCCAACGGCTCTTCTGGCCGCATTAGCCATGTGAGTCCTAGCATCTTCTGCATCGCTTTGATTTGTGCCCGCTGTTTTAATTGCCGCGCCTATGTTATTTACTACAGACTCATTCAATGGTGTGTATACATTGTTTTCAAACTTCCTTTGTATCAATTGGCGAAACGGAAACATAGCATCCATGCCACGCTGGATATGCGGCGCAATGTATCGGTTGAACTGCTCAGGGATGGTGGGCGCACGATCTCTAAGCGCCGCATTTAAGTCATCCATGCTGATGCTGTTGGAGCCGCCTGCATCAAAACGCTTGATAGATCCGCCCTTAGCCGCTAATGGGTACTCCAGATCGGTATCTGCCGCGCTCAATGGGCGCAGGGGCTGGATCTTCTTAGCCTCCTCCTCCATGCGCTTGGATCCAATCTCACGGCGTCGGTAGGCTTCAGCGTCAGGCACCATAAGAGCACGTAGCCTGTCAAGCTCTGCTTTTATGTGTGGGGGCATGGGAACTGGACGGTTGTCTGCCACGGCTATTCCTTCATTGTGGGATGCACCGATTATGCCTTTGGTGCTCTTCTAAGTCTATATACATCTCATGCTTCGTACCCAGTACGGAGCTGAGGTTCGTACCCAGTACGGAGCTCAAACCGCATATGGATTGACGCGCTTCTTCTTGTTGTACTCTTCTGCGTCGTAGATGTCGTCATCATCGTAGTCGTCCCGCGGTGGTATGTCGATACTGATCCATCCACCATCACGCAGGTAGCGCAAGCCTTGGCTGATGCAGTCCACGAACTCATCGTGTGCCGTCTCAGGGAATGAGCAGATCTGGCTGACCATGCCTTCAGCCCAATCACGTACATAGCCTTTGCGTATGCCTGACTCTGGTATCCATACACGGCCAGCTTTGATGATGTTGGCCACGATGGATAGGCGCTGGGACTTGTCCGCGTGACCGGGGTTATACCCATGCACTGGCAAGTGCGCCCTCTGCAAGTCTTGTATAAGACTCTGACCCGCCGCCTTATCTTCTACCAGCAGTATGTCAACGCGCTTCTTTTCTTTGCCCTCACCATACACCGTTTCAAACTCTTCTATCACCTTGGGGCGTAAGTCAGGATACTGGAGCTTGTCTTGCCAGCAGTCGATCACCATCACGCACATGCCACCGTCCAAGGGCTTGAACACGCCAAGGGTTATGCACCCAGTGGGGTCATTGAGCTTGCCGTCTTTGAAGCCACAGTCGTAGCTCTGGATGATGTACTCGAACTTAGGGTAGGGCTTGCCATCTGGCCATAGGCGGAACCATTCACGCTTGACGATGCCACCCTCTTCAGGATCGATGATCTCCGCATGGATCTCTTGGCGTCCTAGGTTTGTACCCTCGTACTGAAGGATCTGCTTTCGGAATGAATCAGCAAGGTTCTTGATATTGCTATACGTGCTGGCGCGGGTGATCACCACGTCGTCGCCCTCACGGCCTATCAGCTCTAACACCACGTCCTTGGGCTTAGGCGTAGTAGACGCAATGATGCGGGTGCGTGTACCAAGGCGCACAGCGAACATGATCATGTCCCACGCCTCTTGCAGGTAATCCCAAGCGGCCAGCTCGTCTAGCCATGCACCATGCCACTGGCCACCGCGGAAACGATCAGGCTCTGATGCTGATATGCCCTTGATGAATGATCCATTGATCAGCCTGATCTCATGCAGGCTCTTGTTGTAGTCAGCTACTAGCTTTTCAGGGATGATCTTTTCTAGCCCTGAATCGCCTTCAAAACAAGTGCCACGCAAGTCACCGCTAGTAGGGGCGGATACCAGCCATCTGGTGTTAGGTTGCTCCCACGCCCATCCAGCTAGTGTCTCTGCCGCCGCTCTTGTCTTACCAGCTCCACGGCCTGCAAGCATCAGCCATATGCTCCACCAGTCACCGTTAGGCTCTAGTTGGTGCTTATGTGCCTGCTCACTTGCCCACTTCAATCGCCAGTTGATAGCTATCTGCTCTACAACAGGCTTCTCTGAATACTCTTTGATGATTGCTGGGTCAGACAGTATTTCGTCTAGGACGCTCATTCTGCTTGGCGTGACATTCTGATGCTCTTAAGCAACTCGCCAAATACATTGACGTTCTGCTCTATCACCAGTGGCTTCTCATCATTACCAGTCACTTCCATGCGCGCTAGCTTAGGTACGTGATACTCCACTACGCTTTGGAACATGTCAAACGCCTTCGCTGGGTTGGGCGGCACCACATACTTCTCCACCTGTGCGTCGCCCTCCATCTCTATCACCTTCACACCATTGGCAACCTGATCAAGCCATTCAGTGAGCCTGTGAGCGTTTCCATCGACAAATGAGGCTATGGCCTGCCTTGCGTCTTGTGTGGCCTTATTTGGGCTTCCTGCTGGCCTTCCTGCGCCTTTATTCGCTGTAGCCATAGTCCCCCCCAATATTTCCTAATTGTTTATTTCTCAACTTAGCTATTTTGTTTTCAACGGTCATATTTCAGTCCTTGTCGCACATACTTGCAGTGCATTACAGGTCTGAGTTTAACAATAAGTTTATAAGCCTGTCTAGGTCTACGTCTACCAGAGTAGCTGTGTGCTCTTCATTGTCTGTTATGAGCGCCCAGCTTTTTAGGCGCTTGTTCCAATACAAGGCACATCTGTCGTAGCCCATCATCAGGCTTTGGAGCTGTTGGAACTTATCTAGACTATTCAATGCTCATCCCCATTACGCGTTGCTCCATTAGTTTGTGGGTACGTTTGAGTTGTTTGTTCTCTTCTTTGAGGCGCTCTATCTCTGATGTCATGCGCGCCATTCTGCTGGAGGCTTGGTCTATCCATTCCTTTACCTCCATAGGCATAGCAAACTGGGGTTCTGTCTTTGCGGTTTTCTTTGCCGCGGGTTTTTTAATTGTTGTCATGTGTTGAGTTCCTTGAGTTTGGCTTCTATGGATTTAGCAATTTCGATTGTGTCCGTGTTATACCCTCTAAACTGCAATACAGACCAAATCTCCTCATCCGTCAATCCAACCCAAGGTTTCTTGTAATCTTGGATGTCATCATCTTCTTCTACTCTTCGGTGTGGCACTGATATGCCGATTGGTCTAGTCATAGTGGTGCCTCTGGTAGTTTGTTGCGTTGCTGTTGCTCATACTCGCGGATCTGCTTAGGCGTCCACGGTACCAATGGGTGTGTTGGGAATGGCCACATTATTCGGCCTCCAAGTGGTTTACCACGCGGATCAATGCCGCGATCATATCTTTGGCCTGTTCTTTGGTCATGATGATGCGGGTACTGCCTGCGCCTGATCCTACGCTTACCCATACGCCATCATCGTCAAATACATCTACAAATACATGGCTGTTGTACTCACGGCCTTTGATCTGGGTTTGAAAGTCTTCTTTTGTCATTGTGTTCTCCAATTAAAAATTAAAAGATGGGGGCTGAGCCCCCTGTTGTTATGCGTTCTCTAGCTTGCGCCAAGCTTGTGTACCAATCCATCCATTGAGACGGGCGCCGTCTTTGTCTACAACGTAGTAAACCCGTGCGCCTTGCACGCTCTTACATTCGTATGTGTACTTCATTAGGGATAGCTTTTTGTCACCGCGGCAGATAGGTGCTGGTGGTTCTTTCTTTTCTACCTCGATCAATGGTGTGCCGTGGTACTTGTCGGCCACTTCTACCAGCATGTCAGCGAATTGGGCGCCCATGCTAGCTTTGAATGTCATCTCGTGAATGACTTTTCTGGTGGTCATGCGTTGTTGATACTCATCGCCTTCAGCAAATGGGATTAGGTCAGGCTTGCGCTCTGTACCGCGGTTGATGAACTCTGGCTTAGCTGTGCCTGCTTCGAGCTTGTTCTTTTGCTCTAACAGCTTAGCTACATCAGCGCGGACTTGAGCCACAATGCCATCTGTGCGTGTGCGGCTCTTTTGCATAGGCTCACTAGACTCGCCAGAGCAGGCGCCTTGGAACCAGCCATGCTCGACTGTGTAGCCATGCTTAGCCATCCATCTGCCTACTACAGCTTGCTGACGGCCACAGCATTGGCAGTTACCGCGGAGTTG